CCATTTCCTATACTAGTTACCTCTGAGCCTGAAGCCAATCCCGCCTCAAACGGCACGACATATGCTTCGGTAGGTGACTTAGGGAATAAGACGTATGGGCTAACTATTACCTGACGGATGCATTCGGCAACCAAAGAATCCTCATCTGAGAGGCCATTATTCCAATGGACAAGCTCTAAGCCCTCACGATAGAAGGTGGAATTAAGTAGTATATCCCACATGGCAAAGTCTAAATCCGTGGCTATCTTAACGTCAGACGATTGACCTGTACCTGTCAAGTGGCTATACAACTTGGGTCCCTCCTCATATGGGTTGGCATATATTATGTTGGTTTTAAACCCTAACACTCTATGAAAATAAACGGAGTTGCCATAATACATGCGGACTATTATGTTCAGTATTGGTGAGTAAGCGTATACACATCTAGTGTTTTTGCCCACTTTCCTATGTTCGTCTTTGGGCATAGCCATAACGAACAGTTCTTTGTTACTGTAGTCAATAATCCCTTGTCTAAACTGGTCCAAAATGCGATTCACTCTATCCTGAATATCACGCCAATATTTGGATTCTTCAACTTTCCCGGTTTCGCCAAAGTACTGAAGCTTGGTTATACCGTTTGGAAGGTCAAACCATGGCTTCGACATGGATCCCATTATCCCCATGCTAGTTGACCTAGACATGGGTGGAATTCTATCGTTCCATCTATAGCCTCCTTTATCGTCATTAAGCCGAGTGGGCATTCGTCTGCCAAGACGGATACATGCTTTGCCATCTCCCGCTTTCTTGCAGCGACCACCAACGACAACCTGCTCTTGTTTACCACCTCTTTGATAAGGGGTCTGCCGAGCATGGCTTTTTGGGTATCACTTATGGACACGCCCATCGGGCAATATTCATACTTGGGAGGCATGTCACTCATCATAACCGGGTCGTGAAAAGGAGATTTCATTGTTCGCGGCTTAATTTGGACTAACCTGGCATCTAATACTCCGACAGCACATTGAGTTTTGGTTCCATCAATTTCTACTTCATCAACAGGACGCATTAGGGGCTTCTTCTCATAAATGATTTTATGTCCCAAATCAATATGTGCACGGACATGGGCATCGTAATCCTCCTTGGAAAAATGAAGGCACAACGATTCCCGGTTGTTGCCAGCCACGTGAAATCCTAGTATTTTAGACGACGCGGCATACAAACTACCACACTCACCAAACGCAGCTACCACCTTACTAGTTACTACTGCATTGGAGCAGGAAAACTCTCCACCTTCATCCTCATCACACACTCTGTTGTGCTGTACAGCAGCCCTGCACACTAATAGGTTTCTGAAGGATGTAGTCTTTCCATCGTGGTACGAGCTACCGTATAAAACGTCAAATGCACTCATGGATAATTTTAAGAACTCTCTGTTGGTCATGAGTCTATGACTCAAATCGCTCTTAACAACATCCTTGGTGAAAATAGACATAATATCGTCTTCCGCGTTGTTAGATG